TTTGATCTTTTCCTTAAAAGTTTCAACAGCACCACCGACACCGCCGCCGCCTCCACCGCCACCTGCACCGCCACCGAAACTTGCTGCAAGTGCATCAAGACGAGAGCCGTAAGCATCTATAGATTTCCTGCTTGCACCAATTTTTTTGCCAGCATCCTCAGCAGCATTACCAATAACAGTAAATGCTTTATAGCCAAGCATCTCAATATTTGGAATGTTTGCACCGAAAAGATTTGCTGCTTTGATAAGTATGTTAATTGCGCCAGCGAAGCCGTTGTAAAGTATTACGAAAGCGTTGTAGATCGCTTCAATAACATTCATGAAAGCGGTCTTTAACACCAAAGCAATAAGGTTGATGACGGTACGAACTGACTCAAACTTTAAGTAAAGCGCAGCAAGAGCAACACCCAAAGCAATTACTGCAGCAACAACCAAGCCGACTGGGTTAGCAAACAAAGAAACGCCTAACAAGTTCATTGAAATCGTTGCAGCAATAGCAACCAGACGCAAAGCAACAAATGCTGCGGTCAAACCAAGAACAACATTTCCGAACGCACCCATATTGGTTGTGGCTTTAAGAAAGTCACCTGCTAAAAGTTTTAACGCAGCACCAACACCCTCATCGCCAATAACTTGAGCAAGATTTGTTAAATATGGAACAACTGTCTCAATAACATAATCAGCAAACTTTTCAATATAAGGAATAAGAACTGCACCAAATTCCTCAGAAACATTTTCTAAAGCAACTTTCATACGGTCAAAACCAGTAGCAGTTGCCGCAGCAGTACCACCAACTTGTGATTCAACTTCAGCAAGAATTAACTTCTGTGCGCTAAGAACATCACCAGATTGAACCAAAGTTTTGATCTGTTCTTTCTGTGCGTCAGTGAAGTTGATACCTGCACGGCGCAACGCTGTAATACCCTTTTCAGGATCGCTTAACGCTTTACCAAGTTGAATAGCAGCGGCACTACTGGAGCCGAAAACATTTCCCAAGTCCTGTGCAGCAATAACAGCCCTATCAAAAATCTGGTTATTTGCACCGATCTGATTTTGTACTTGCTTAAAAGTAAGAAGAAGATTCGCTGAACTTTGAATCAACTCATCATCAACACCAATCTGCATAGACAACTTTGATGACAATGCTTCAACTTGTGATGCCGTAATGTTCGCTGCACCACCAGTAGCCTTAATAATTGCTTCGGTTTGAGCCATGACCTTTTGTGCGTCATAGGCTGCAGCAGCAAGTTTGTATCCGATAGCACCAGCAGCGATAGCGACACCAGCACCAAGTTTTGCCACATTTTGCAGAGTGTTAGTTACACCTTTATCAAAGGTGCGCAAACCAAAGGTCGCTTTATTTCCTGCGCCGTTTAATTTCTTAAAATCATCAACGGCTTTCTTAATACCCTTACTGTCAAAGGTACTGACTATGTTTACGCCAACTGCCATGATTTTATCCGTTCAATCGCTTATGCACTTCACCATCAATCTTGCGAATTGAAATCTCAATCGCTTTCTCAATAAGTGGCAAATGTTTTTCGGTTGCAGGATACATTACACGGGAACGATATCTTCCACTCTTTGATTTAGTCTTTAAGTGCTTATCTAGGTTTGATATGAACTTTGCACCAGCCGAAGCCATAGAGCCTTGACCACCTGCAGTGATTGATCCTGCGGAGTCATAAACCTGTGCGCCACCATCCATCTGCTGCAAACGGATTAAACCGTATTGTTGCATTCCACGAGGTTGCTTTGTAGAGATTGCAACACGAACTTTACTTTTTGCAGCAGCACCGTTGTATGGCGGTAGGCGTGACTTGCTGGCAAGCCGCCCACCAGAACTATGCCAATTCAACAAAGGTTCATCAGGGAACTCACGACCAACAGCCCTAGCAGCAGGTTGAGCAGACTTCATCAAGTCTTTCTTGATGCGCTTAAAGGTCTCCACTTCATATTTGCGCAACTCTGCAAGTGTCTCACGCACGCCATATACATCCACTTTGATCATGCGGAGATACTACTACCGTCTGCGTTTTAAGTTTTCGTTGCGTTTTTTGATGACATTAAACATCGTTTGAATCATCTCTTCTGATTCCTGCACCAGCAAAGAAGGTGCGATACCTGTTTCTATAGCAAGGAACGCTATAGCCCAATGCGCAGAATCAGAATCTAACTTTCTTTTGGGTCTGCACCCACAATCGGTTCATCTTCACGAATCTCAACATTCGTAATAGTGTTAATCCAATCAGGATCAAACTTCAAACTAGTTTTTCGTGTGCGAGTTTCACTGTGCCACGCCAACCACGCTAGGTCTGTTAAACGAAGTTCGGTTTCAAAGCGTGCAACGCTGCGTGACCATGTTCGTTCAAAAGCAACAAAGTCAGCAAACACAGCATCAACAGGTGTTTTTGTACCGTCATTAAACTCAACTTGTAAAGCAATTTTCATTGCGATCTCCTTCTACTTGTTTTTGTTTTGATTATGAAGTGGTCTTAACCAAAGTGCCACCAGTAAAGGTGAGTGAGGTCATAGCCAATTCGCCAACGGTTGCGGAGATTGGGGTATGACTAGCAAGGTATGCGCCTGTAATTGTGTAGGTCGGGTTTGTTGCTGATGTAGCAGCCGATGTTGGCTTGAATACAAGCGTTGTTGTCGTTCCTACCAATGGGAAAATGGTTGCTTCAGTTTTGGTTGCAGCAAAGTCCTGCATGATATCTACAGTTACGCTGTTGTTTTGCAAACCACCAACGAATGAACGGTTGCCACCGAATGCTGTTGTTTCAACAGCCTCAATTTCGTATGTGATTTCAACATTGTTTGACAACGAACTTAGATCAACAGCGTTGATTGTAATTGAAGCATTTGTGAGAACGATTGCAGCCATGATTATTTTTCCGTTTCGCTTGTTACTTGTTTAGAAATCTTAGCATTGACTTCAGCGAGATGACCGCCTTCAACCAATGACTCAATGTTATACCCATCCAATAGTGCGCTGTCCACTGTTTCGCCCTGATTGCCTAAAACAAAATTGTCGCTCAAAACTTTATATGTGGTCATAGTTTTCCTTTATGCGTGAACTGTAACAGAAACCTGTATTTGCAGAAACTCTGCATCAGCAGAACTGAGGCTTGAAATATCTGCACCTGATGGTACTACCAAAGTTTGTGCTACGCCACCAAGAGTCGTATCGCCTTCCAGCGCAGCACGAATACTTTTCGTTCCAGAGTAGGAAAGGAAATCATCCAACAAAGCGTGCGCTGTACGGTCAAGATATCTTCCGACAATCACGCTGATAGTCCAGTTCATTGTGACATCGCCGCCACCAAAAGCCCTGTGATATTCAACAGAGTTCAATACAGGGAAAGCGATAGGTGGATTCAGTTGCTCAGGTTGATAGGTGTAGGTGCGTAGCCCTGTGATCGTTCCTAAGCGTGCTGCCAGCCCCGTAGCGACTTGAGAAACGGTTGCAGGCATCAGGCAATACCAAACATTTTGTAAGGCGAAAGCAGATCACGAACATCAGGGTCAATAGCCCGAACCGTGATAGCCATATCAGCAAAACCGACAACACCAAGAGCAGCGTTAAGGCGAGCGAACTGACGCATAGCGAGAAGAACACAGGCTTGGTTTACATCATCAGGAACGGCGTTCCAACCCCATTGCGCTGTGACCTGAACCGTAGGGAAGGAAGGTGTTACATACAGAGGGAATGTTGCGCCGCCAACCATACGAGCGTTTAGATATGGGCGTGACTGCAAAACAACATCGGTAGGTTCAAGCAAATAATCAACACCCTGCGTCAAGGTAGTGGCATAAGTGCCATCAGCAGTTGTGTCCACTTTGATCGTTATAGAGTTGGTTGCCACATCAGCAGGGAAGAACAGCAGATACTCGTTGTATGGATACATCGTGATCGCTGTTTGACTGGTCTTGTAAAAGAACCTGCCTGTGTAACCATCAATGCGGCGTGACGCAGATTCAATAGCGTTCTCCAACAAAGTGTCATCCACGCTGTCTGTCAGACGCAAAACCATGAAAGTCATCAGTAAATAACTTTGTATAGTTCTTATACGCATCACCGTCCCAGATGTGGCATCCGTTGTCAACAAGATATTTA